AGATACCTTTAAGTTACCAAGGTTATCGAACACGAACGGATGAGCGTCGCCATCAGCACTTACCGGTGAGGTATCCGCATCTCTACGAACACCGGCAACAGGCATAGAAACAGCAGTTGCACCAAAAGCACTATCAAGAATTTGCATATCAAGAATATTTGTTTCATCCCCGATTGCTATACTATCCTGGGTATTTATTAAATCTCTTATATCTAGGTCAGCATTGGCTATATTTACATCCAATGCACCAGCAGTATGTGTTAGTGCAGTTCCGTCTGATGCGTACAAAAACGCTGCGGTCTGATCTGTCGTAGTGACATCAGAACTATCAAACTCTAATTTTCCTTTTCCCCAAAATGACATGAAAAACTCCTTTTCTTTATGTCCATTCTTCTATTTCAATAACCTGACTAGCTTTAGAACAACTCATGTAAAGCGATTGCGTGAACGTCTTCAGGTTATCCACACCTCGAACCTCGCCGGGATAAATTGTAATATAATCACCGGATGCAATATCGCCAGCAGCGTATGCAAGTCTTATTAACCCTGGCCCTGGTCCTCTTGCTCTTATAATAAACTCTTTAACGCCTGCTGACAATGCCTGTGAAAATTCTGTGTTTGCTACGCCTGGAGAGGTTACAGCAAACGTATCAGCCGCATTTTTATACTGTTGGTTTATTGCATCCAACAGGTCGTCTAACTCTTCTAGTGTGGCTGGGATTACATAAAACCCAGACGCTAAAAAAGTAAATTCACTACCGCCATAAGTAGTACAACTAAAACGTATGTAATCGTAAGTAGTTGCATCAAAGGAAACAATCTCATCAGCAGTTAGTGTGGCAATCGTTACCCAAGATCCGGAAAGTATCCGACCTTCAATAAGGACAATATTACCGCCGCCAGAACCAATGGTTTCACACTTAAAATAGTGTTCCCCTTTGATCGTGTACTGACCACCGCTAGGATTTCCTATAGCCCCTGTTCCGGTAACTGTTTGAACTACCTGAAACTTATTGAGGCCTTCTCTCGTTAGCCCGCTACTCATGACTACCTATCGCTATCGAAATGTAGTCTTATTTCTACAGTTGCGTTTGCAGAAAGAGTGGCAACACCACGAACATTTGGTAAAACACTTGCCGTGATCTGAACAATCTCATCTCCCGTCGCTGCTGCAATCTGAGTAAACGGCGCTAATGTGTACCAATTAACTTTATCTGGGCTATGTTCGATAATCCCGTCAACCGTTCCTGTATTACCAGAAACATTAATATATCCAATAAAGGAATTTGAACGACCAAGCGATTGAGCATCACCAGTCTTCGTTGCTGTTAGAGCCTCATTAATCAGCTCCAGCTTACTTCCAGAAGCCATAATTTTCTCCGTAATCAATAGTCAATAATCAATAGTCAAAAAATAAAAAGGGAGCCGAAGCTCCCAATCTTAGAATGCGTCAGCAGCGTCCCAACCAAGAGCTAGCAGATGAAAATCTGCATCTTTTGGCGTTGTACCGTCTGTTGCATCAAAACATAGTACCTGCACCGATGTTGTCGATGTTGGTACTATTTGGATAACCACATCCGCAGTAAGCGACTGAGCTACCATAACCGGCATACGCTGAAAGGCCGTGGCCCATGTTAACGTATAGTCACCAGCACCATTATCTACAAGAGTAGCATCAATGCTACCTTCTAGAATCGATGCGGTTCCTGTACCGTCGATACGTAAGCCAAGCATTCTAGCCTTTCTTTGCGTACCGTCTATTCCTTTTATTAGAGACATAATTCCTCCGAGTTAAGAGTCACGCCCACAGCGTCCTTGCCATGAGCGCAACAAACCACACAATCAGGAGACAGATGTGGTTAAATTAGGTAGCAAGACCAGTTAATACGCCTTGGAAACTTGGTACGATATAACATTCACAATATCCACCATAACGTGCTTCATAAGCATCGCTTGAAGCTTTACGAAGGAATACAGTTCCATCATCTTCAAACCAACCGAAGTCAGGTCTGTGATACATAGTAATGTAGTTATCGTTCAAGAAGTACATTCTGTCGTCTTCACAGAATCGCTCTGGGAATACGGCAACTGCACCGGCACTTGACATAAACTCAATACCTTTAAAGCTGATCTTACCTTTTAGGTCTTTAGATCGTGGCTCCAAGATATATTGTTTTTGATCTTCTAAAAGATTCAAAAGCTTTCTGAATTGAGTAAAAGAAGTAACGATTAAGTTAGGAACCTTACCCGACTTACGCTGAACTTCTAACATCAATTGGTTCATTAGATCCGTAGACAAACCGGCTCCGCCAGCAGCTACTTGAGTAGATTTCCATCTACGATCAACAGAGATGTTATAAACACTACCAGAAGTAGCATCACATACACCTTTCAAACCAGAAGGCTCTTTGTCTTTGGAATTCTGCATGTATAACTCATTGGCAACACCAAAGGGGCCAACACCAGTTAAAGCAGCAAGAGCAACAGATGTACCTACAAGTGTTAGCAAGTAAGTATCTGGATCGTAAGAAATGATCTCTAGTTGACTCGTTTCAGAATCCACGTTTACGAAATCTTTTTCTTCGATGTTTGCTTCTTTAGTAGCAGCAGCTAGTTGAATAATGTACGGGTCACCACTTGTGCCAGTACCGGCTACGTTTGCACCACCAGCATCACCAATAGCAAGAATACCGCCAGTGGGATCTGTTGGGAAAGAACCGGAACCAGTAATTGAATCACCGAAAAGGATACGAGAAATATTTCTCATATAAGATTCAACACCTTTTTGCACCACTTCTTTAGTGCCACGAACAAATGCACCTTCATCGTTCATTGAAGCCTTAATGGATTCACGATCGATTTCTACAACAGAATAAACCTTCTTAGAAAGAATAGTTGCTTCTTCATAGTTTGCATAGTTTGCAGTCGGTAAAGAACCAGCACCAACACCACCCTGAAACGACTTAGGTACAGGAATGAACTGTTGTTTACCAGTAAAGTTATAGTCTTTTTTGATTCTACCTAACAATACGTTCGCACTGTTATATACGTTGTCAGATAGCTTCAAGTACTTAATTTTAAATAACGCTGTAGCGTTAGTTAAGCTAAATTGAGCCATTTTTTACTCCTTAATTATGAGCATCGTCAAAAGAATCCCAATCTATGAAGTCTTGTCCAGGGTTCAACGATTTCGATGAACTTTCGGATTTCACTTCCTTGTGACCTTTGATCCGCTCGTTTACTTTTGTTTCGACACTCTCTTCGTTAAAGAAATCCTTTAAGAATCCTTGAATGTCATCCCAATCTAAATTTTCATTGTTTTCTATTTCGGCGTACATCTTATCTGCTAAAGCTTCTTTTTCCTCATAACCTGGGCTTAAGCTATCAATAAGCTGGGTAATTCCATTATAAATGGTCTTCCCATCAAGATAGTTAGCTACGTCATCAGGAGAGTCAGCCCCTAGTCCTAAGTCCACCATTTCCTGGTAGGCCTGGCCGAAGTCATTATCTGTAACACCTAATTCTTGGATTAATTGTTGAGCCTGAGTTTCGAGTTCACGAATGGAGTTATCGTACTCTTGGCGTTCAGAGAAAGCCGATTGCTGTTGCAAAAGCTCTTGCTCTTTTAAATCTAATAGTCTCGCTTTTCTATCGGCATCTGGCATCTCCATCCACTCTTTTACCTGTGGCGTAAGATGTTCAACCATGCGAGCCATATATAGTTCCGGATTTCCTCCGGCACTCTTCACAAGAAAATCCATTAATTGTTGAGGATCTTCATGCTGGGCTAAATTGTATATATGTCCAAGGGTTTTATCGTACTCGTCTCTTTGAGAGGTTAGAGTTTGTTTTTCCTTGTCGACTTCAGTGAAACGTCTTTGAATCTCTTTGGCTCCAGAATAGCTATTAAGCACTTCCTGAAAAGGAACCTCTAACTCCTCGCCGTTCCATTTTACTGGAACCATGGCATCTGGAGTAAGATTCACATTACGCTCACCGGCCTTTACCTTTATTAGTTTACCACCCGATTCTGCTTCATCCAATACTTCAGAGCTTTTTTCATCCGTAAAGTCATCTTTTTCAGCCGTTTTTTGTTCTTTTTCTTCACTTCCGGCATTTTTTGATTCCTTTCCGTCCGTTTTCTCTTCTTTAGCCGCCTGGCGCTTCTCTGCTTTTGTTTGAGAAGTCGCATGCGCCCGATCTAGATCATCAAACGAAATTGGAGCTTCACCACCCTGTATTTCCTGGGTTTGTGCTTCTGTTGCCGTGTTTTCATTTGGGTTTGTTGTTGATTGTGTATGCACCTGTTCAGCAGGCGCAGCTGTAGATTCAGTTGCCTGAGTTTCTGACATCCTTGTCTCCTTTGTTATGGTTTATGTTAAAACTACGGCATTGGCTCCGGTTGCACATCTCCCATTGGGGCCTGATTCGCTATTGCGGAACCAGCTTCTGGTGCTTTTGGCTTAGCCTGTGGTTGCCCACCTCCGGCCATTTCTTGCATAATAGATAGTGCCTGCTTATCCTCTGCGGATGGAGCATACAATAAAGGAAAGTCTTTTAATTCCAACAGCTTCATTTTAAACGTCGGATTAATTTTGGCCTTCTCAAACATCATCATTTCAGTCGCTCTGATATGTGTTTTAAGCCCTTCTTTAACTTTCTCTGGTAGTGATTTGAAACCGTAATCTTGAATTTGCCTGTAATGTACTCGCCAATGACCAATATGATCTTCATGCTCTTCCGGATCTTCAATCTTTTTGCCTTCCGTGATCATTTCGTTTTCAACCTGGGCAGATCTAACCGCAACGGTAGCGGCATCGTAAAATCCTTCAACATTACTCATATCAAGCATGTCTAGAATCTGCTCATCAGAGAAAAGCTCTGGCTTCATCTCCATAAGGTCAATAATCATCTGCTTCTTACCAGAACGTGATTCCGGTAAAGCATTCAAATTCTCTACACGGATATCAAAACCTGCTTCAAGGTGTGTTGGATCGAAATATTCCTGCATCCAAGCATTGTTTTTGCCTTGAACCATGATCATTCGCTCATCATCTTCTTTATAGAATTGTGCAGCTACAGAGATCGTTTTCTCTGCAACGTCTCTCAAGAATTGAGAAAACTTAACATTAAAAGAAGAACTTCTTTCGTGTTCCTGTTCATCTAAGAATTGAAGCGCAATCCCTGCGCTAATTCCCTTTGGCGGTTCGCCCCGGCTGATGCCGTGAATGCCACTGATTTGGGAAAACTCATCCTTGAGCATTTGTCTAAACTCGAATACCTCTGGTGAAGTCGGATTCATCTGAATCAATTGAGGAGCTACTGGCCCCTTATACTGTACCACCGTGATGTCGTTACCGAGCGACTCCAGTTTCGCAGCACCTGCTGGCATCATCCATTTGGGATGAGAACAAAGCTTCTGATTCCGAATAATCATGTTGGTTAAGTTATTATAAACACTAGTCATTCCTTTAATCATATAGAAAAAGGACTCCCCATGCCTTTTCCCAGGAATATCAATGTCAGTTAACCGCTCCCACGGAAATTCTTTGTGTTTGTACGGATGTTTCTTGTTCTCTAAAAGAGCGCCATCAGTAAACTTAGCATACCAACCGTCCGGCATTTCTTGTGTCTTTCGATGCCAGTAGTGCCAAACAACAATCTCATTATTCATCTTACGAAGTTCCATGCGTTCGTAATCAAAAACCTGCGTGTTGTGTTCTGCCTCTAGATCAGCCGCTTGCTTTGGATAGTCTTTTCTAACCTTCTCTGCATCCATTACTTCCCTGCGAAAAGCATGGTCTGATTTCTCATAGAAGTTTACCTGCTGAGTATATACGTCGTTACTCATAACGATTTCGTACTTAACATCACCCTGCATGACTCGTTCTTTAATTAAAACCTTGTTTCCTTGCGGATCCAACACATCATTGCCAGCTTCATCCTTTAATTTAAGCTCTACGCCCTTTTCTACGGCCTTTTTATAGGCCGGATGTTCTTCGCCAAGGCTAGGATCCCAAGTGATTTCCACGTAGTTTTCACCCATGATTTTGGATGAACGAACAATATTTGGAAGCATGTTTCCACGGAATCGCTTCTGATACCAAATATGATCTAATAGATTTTTGGTCATCTTGGCTGATATGCGATCTCTGAACTCATCATTTACAGGGTTCACGCCAATAGCTGGCTTGTGCTTCATCGCTCTTGATACCCAAGATTCTGTTAAATCATATAGGTGGTTAACAACAATACGCTGGACAACACGAGAACGGTCGTCACTACGATCTCGAACAGCAGTACGAAGTTCCTGAGTCTCGTATTGAATCCCTCTGTAGAGTTGTAAATTCTTTTCATTCTGGCGAACTCGGTCGCGCTGCTCTCCACGAAGGAATTGAATTTCTCCTCGCAGCCATTCCAAAACGTCTTTTTTATTAGTCTGTTTTTCTGCATTGATAGCCCAAAAAGGTTTAGGGTTTCTATTTGCCGGGCCTCCGGCTACATCTTCTAAATCATCAAAGGTATAAACCACATTAATCTCCTAATGGTCTATAGTCCTCGGATTCCTCTTTTATCTTTTCTTTGAGGCCATCCGTGACCGGTTCAAAATCAGGCACATTAGGCCTGTCAAAATTAAATACTTCTTTTGGCCCAACAATTTGGTGTGTTGAGTGAGTCCACGCTTTTAAGTTAACCCATTGTATTATAGCAAATAAAGTTAGAATTACATTCCAAATGATTAGGAGTCCTACTCCTATAGCTAATCCACTAATCATGGCTTAAAATACCTCCTGTCTCCTATAGGTAATCTAGAATCTACATGAATCCACTTGGCACCAGGTAGATTTTCCATTCTTAAATCATACTCTTCCAAACATGGTAACAGCTTTTTCCGAACTTTGTCACATGGTATGCCGGGAATGACAAAATCCACACCCATGCCATAGAGATGAGGAGAATTTTTTGCGCCTTCAATGAGCTTGTTATAAGGCTTGATTCTAAGCCAACTGGTAATGACAATTGGTTTATGACCAAAATAAGCACGAACAAGTTCCAATCTTTTTGCTATCGAAATTATTTTATTCTTTTGCCTAAGTGTTGGAAATATATAGCTATTCCAATCACGATGAGCTAAAGCTTCGTACCAGTAAAAGTTCTCGCAGCCATCAATCCTGGCCTTGAGGTCAATAATCACGCCTGCCTTCTTCTTCGCTTGCGTAGCCTAGCTTCTTTTACTCTTTCCGGTAATTCTTCAGGAACACCACGCTCCTTGGCTTCTTCACGCTGGCGCTCTTGTTCTTCTTTTCGCTCAAGGTATTCACGAAATCGAAGCTCTTTATCTTCTCTGGATTCCCTCGGCGGCTCTGCGCTTACTTCAAAAAACCTTCGCTTAGGATCCTTCTTCTTTTTAAGCTCTTGCTTAACCTTCTTTTTCCATTCAGATTTACTGTGCGCTTTACGAATCTTCTCTTCTTCCAATGGATGAAGATATTTTGCTGATGGTGTAAAGCCAAGACTTGGCATTAATACTCTTTTTTCTTGGCACGTTTCTTGCGCTTTGCTTTTCGCTTCATCGCTTCACCCTCGCGAACAACAGACGTTGGATCAGCCTGTCTCCAAAACGGAACAATCTTTCCCGTTTCCTTGCCTTCTTTATTTCTTTGTGCAGCAAAAGCTGGTTTTCTCTTCGGCATTACTTTCTCCTATTTAACTCATCCATAGCGGGATGGGATTTAACTTTCTTCTTCCGCCAATACGGCCTCTGAGCTTCAACGTATGTTTTTAGTTGTTCCGTGGTCATTGCTTTATATGGATTCGCTACCTTGCCTTTGACCTTCACCATCTTAGGCTTCTCTTTACCAAGATAAATCTTAGTACCGGCTTCCGGTCGTTCTTTAGGCGCATCATCACGAATATCAAGCACTTGCTGTGCTAGCTTTCTTTTGCTTCTTGGCATTTTATTTCTTCTTCGCTAGCGGATTTAATCCGTGATCACCACGATCGTGAGAAGGCTTCATTTTGTCCATGCCTCTTTCACCGTGACCTTTACCGGAACCGTTCATTGGTGCGTGAGCGCCAGATGCTCCGATTCTTTGTTTTAATTTCTTTAATGATTTCTTTTTAGCGTAATCTTTAAACAGTTCGCCAAACCGATCTAGTGGCATTGCCATATTAAACTCCTTTTTAATATTCACCTTCAGCCCACATGGGGTCTTCATTCATATTACCAAAGTCATCAAGCTCTGGAAAGTCCTGTGATATGCGCCTTCCAGTAAAACGAATGTCATCCGCAGGAATAGTCTCAAACGGGGTTACATTCAAATCATACATATCTTGCTTTAAAATGTAGCGCAAGTTATCGATATTATGATCATTCTCCTTCGGTATCTTACCTTTGTCGTCTTTGATATAGTTGTCTAGCTCCCAGAAAGTCTTTACACATCGGTCACTTATCTTAAGTAAGCCTTGAAGCATAATATCTTTTATTAACGAAAGCTGATCTTCTTTCTCTGTAGATTTGTTTGCCTTCTTTGTTGGCAGCATGTTCACACCGAAGCGATCAAGCATTTCATTACGAAACCAAGTAGCCGCTTCATCATAACCCTCAGTCCAATCCCACGGATCTCTAGGAATCCACAGATCATCACGCTTTTTCATGGCTGCTCTACCAATTTGATCAACCGTCATTTTCTTCTGATCGGTTTCATATATCTCATCCATGATATATACCCGCCTAGTATACGGACAAATAAACACGAACAAGCAACCGAACACAGAAGCACCAGCCGGATCAGCCCACCAATACTTTTTATATCGCTTCCAATCCCTCGCCATTTCTCGCTTTAAATCTTCATGTGGCACAATCATAGATTCTTCTAGCATTGGGAAGATCTTTCGAGCGCCACCCTTTACATATTTACCTTCATACTCTCGCTGCCAGACATCCCATTCGCCTCTGTCCATATGTTCTTGTCTTTTGCGAGCTAACCATTCTTTAGAAATATATGGATTGTCTGAACTTGGCGCTTCAATGTGATACTTATTCGTATCTCTTCTATGCTCATCAGCCATTACCGTGTACTGACAATCTTGTGCCGGTGGAGTACCGATAGCAATTAAAGGAGCATCATATACACCAAGGTTTGGATCCATTGCTTCATGGAATTCTGGTCTAAAGTCTTTGAACTCATCATAAACAATCATGTGCGGTTCGATACCACGATAGGCTTCGTAGTTGTCAGAGCCATCTAGCTTGATGAATGAGCCGTTGGTAAAGGTTAAACGCATCTCTGTTTTATTAGTGGCCGCAATGTATTTCTTCCTCACATCACGATGAAGAAAGTTTTGAATTCTATTTGATGCCCAGATTATCTCTTTCGATTGCTTTTGAAAAGGAGACATATAGTAGCAGTCAGCTCCAGGATGAGTAATAGCCCATCGGAAAAGGCAATACATAACAAAGTCAGTTTTTCCCCACTTACGTCCACATTGGACGAAGAGTGATCTAATGTCGTTTTGGAATAAAGCTTTCCCTGCGTTGACTTGACCATCGTGCGGCTTCCATCTCTTGTGAAGATCTTCTATGATCTCTGCGTATGAATATATATCGCTCATTTATTCTTTTTAATTATAGCCCTGTTTAACCGACCGATAAGGCGAATTACCCACTGCCAATCTTTTGGCGCTAGCATTCGCATCCTTGCTCTGCGATTAAGCTCTCTTAACTTTTCTTCTTCAGTGGGCGTTACTTGCCCCACCGAATACTCCGGTTTCTTCGCAGGCATCTAAAGTCTTCCCTAACTCGTTCATTGCTTTTACTGCTTCTAACTCTGTGCCATCTCCTTGCACTAAAGACATAAAAGCAGCTGTTGCTGCACAGTTGGCAAGCAAAGCGTTTAGCTGTGGTTGTGTCAAAGATTTGACATTCATAAAAGGCTTCGGTTCTTCTAATTTCACTGTAGCTCCGTATTTGTTAAACACTCTTCGCTGGTGCCGGTTCAAAATATACCTTCCAAATGCATCCAGTACATAATTCCAATAATAAAAACCGCTAATACTATATTAGTTATCGACACTTTCATTCTTATCCCAATCTATAAAGTCTAACGGGCCATTACCGCCATCCAAGAACAGCATAATGTTTTCCCGTTTACAGTTTAAACAAATCAACTGAATCTGTTTTCCATCCAACATCTGACTTGCCATCTCACCATACAAAGCCTGAGTATTTATGTAATTATCCTCACCGCAGCCACGGCACACATATCTAGTCAGGGACTTTTTTGGCTTTATTTTTTTCAAGCTTGGCATTTCTTGTCTTCCATATCAAGTATTGACCGCATCCGCTGCGTGGACATTGTATAGTATTATGATACCGGTTTCTTGTTCTGATTACCACCTTGTGGGTATCACATATAGCTTCAAAGAACTGATCCTTGTCAATTTCCTTGCCTTCGTTATCAATTGCCCAATCGGATAGATCACGCTTGTACTCAATGTTAATTGACATCTTTAAAATCTGAATTACCTTTTATCCGTTGGTCATCGAACCATTCATTCATTTTGTCATTAATGTTTTCCAGCTTAGTTTCCGATACCGTTGTCCATAAAGTGCCAACATATCTATAAAAAGAGCGGCGCTTAATAAACCTAACAATAAAATATGGGCCAAATTCATTAAACATGTGCTGTAACTCTGACGAAGCAGCTTTGCCCTCCGGTGTATTATTCTTTGGCGCATACACGTCAAGCAATCTTGTGTGTACATTCTTAGTCATGCCGAAACCGAGATCAACATCAAGCACTACAGTGTCACCGTCAATTATTCTATCTATTGTACATTTATATTCGTACATTAGTTAATACCCTTTGAGGCTCTTAAGGTAGCTAGGTTAGCAATGTTTTGAGCATCAATTTTACTAAGGATTTCTGTCAAATTGTTATTAAGATATTTCTCCGCAGCAAGCTCAACAATCCTTTCGGTTATTCGCCTTTCGTATCTATATCCACCCACTTCTTGCTCAAGCCTGTCTTTAAGTTCACTTAAACTAAACACTGTTTTAACTTCTACAATGTCGCCTGCTATATCTGTGCTAAATTCATATTTCATAATATCTGTCTCCTGTTGTGTTACTTCTCTAATTCAAGCCTGTCCAACAACGCATTAGCGTGTCGTACAGCTGCCTCTGCATATTCATCAAGCTTACCGAACCTCATGTCCTCAGCTTGAATCAATGCTACTAAAACTGCTTTTGCTATCTCTTGCTTGGCCGCTTCCCGCCTGATCTTTTTACTCCAAAACATTACTCTTCCACTCCTACTTCTACTTCCGGTACCGGTACTGGTTCTTGTGTAAACATATTTTTACCAGTGTTTAAGAAATAAAAGATCGCAATGATTGCAATCACAGCAGCTACTCCTAATACTTTCTTTGTCATGCTATGGCCTTTCCCATGTTGTTACTTCCTTAATTGGAACTGTATAAACTAAAAGCTTACCGACTTTTTCCTCAGTATGCACCCAATAATCATGTCCGACCGTTTTAAGTGGTAGGTGATGATCTTCAGCGACTATCGCAGTTGGTTGGCTTTCTTTTCTGTCTGGCCCCGTGTGAATATACAACGGGCCTTTGCCTTTGTTCATAACTAGGTGTTGTCCCTGTCCTATACACGCAGGGTTCTTGCTTGTTAATATGAACTCTTTTTTTATGGCTTTCTCTGTGGTCATTATGAATATCTCCAGCTACGGCAGTTATTAAAATAAAAGATACAGTAAAGAAAAGTAAACTCACGGCATGGCCATTTCTATCTTACTAGCAATCACCGCTGTATTAACGGATACTTCTTTGATTTCTTTTAGTAAGTCTCTGATTTCTATTTGCAATGCTATCTGGCGAAAGTCTGATTTGCCAGCGGGTGTTATTAAATCATCGCCTATGTCTTCAAACCCTGATAGCGCCTTGGCTTTATTATAATAGTCTTTGTCAGTCATTCTTGTTATCCCAATCTGTGACATCAAGTTGTTTTAAGGATTGTTCTACATTTTTAATAGCGCTAGCAATGCTGTCGTTGCACTCACCCCACTTTAAATAATAATGTAAATCCCGCGCAGCCTTAGCCACCTTTAATAGTGCAGGAAAGGCATTTGTAGCAATAATCTTTCTTTCTGCTCCGCACACCTCTTTCTCAAGCTGAATTAAGCGGTCTAGTGTGTTCATTGTTTTTCTACCTCAACGTAATAATGAAAAGATAAATAATTCCAAATATTATTATTCCACCCCAAAATAAAAACTCACTCATTCGCTTCCCCCTGTTCTTGTGGATTAATTTTAGACAGGGCTTCTGTCACTAAATCTTTTAACTTTTGTGGATCACTTCTTAATATAAGTTTTTCAACAGTTTCCAATACTAGTATAGCTATTTTTAATTTTTCTTTATCGTTCAT